TTACGCCTTCTTTATATCCTCCATAATTCCACAGTGGGACATATTTGGGACATTATCACCAAAAATGTCGTCTATTTTCCTTGCATGCTCTGTCAAATGATTAGGCGCAAGGTGAGCATACCTACGAACCATTTCTATGGACTCCCATCCGCCCATTTCCTGAAGCACAGATAATGGGACGCCTGACTGGATCAGCCAGCTTGCCCAGGTGTGTCTGAGGTCATGGAAACGGAAATCTTCAATTCCTGCACGACGACAAGCTGATAGCCATGATGTCTTGCTGTCGATGCGCATCTTCCTGACCGCAGGCGTTGATGTTCCATCTGCTCGCTTAGCCGCCTTGGTATGTACAAACACCCATTTGTGATGCTTGCCTATTTGATCACGCAACACTTTACAGGCGGTATCGTTCAGCGCCACACCAATGGCGCGGTTTGATTTGCTCTCTTCTGGATTCACCCAGGCAACTCGTCGCTGCATGTCGATTTGTTGCCATTCCAGATTTATGATGTTCGACTTTCTCAGACCAGTTGCCAGCGCAAACTTGACGACAGATTTCAGTGGTTCGGGGCACTCATCAATAAGGCGTTTTGCTTCCTCCTTTTCCAGCCATCTGACTCGCTTGTTTCTGACCGCTGGTATCTTGATGACAGGCGCTTTTTCCAGCCACTTCCAGTCGCGTTCTGCAGCACGGAGAATGGCCTTTATCATGGCAAGATGCTTTGCCTTTGTCTGAGTTGATACTGGCTTTGGTTCATAAACAGGCGGTTCTTTACCTTTCCTGATGGCGGCCTGAACTTTCTGTTTCCATATTTCTTTCGTCTTTCTGTTATGCATTCTGCTTACAGCAGAGTAAATCTTTGCCTCCGAGATATCTTTAAGCCTTATACCCTCAAAATGTTCAAGCCAGAACTCAATCCGGCTTTTATCTGAATCGAGAGATTTTTTATCAGCTTTTTCCTCAAGCCATCTTAGGCAGGCCTCTTCAAAAGTGACATCAGGTAAATCCCCTAGCTTTTCTACTCGCCAGAGTTCTGCTTTTCGCTTGTCGTGCAACTCCTGAGCTTGCCGCTTGTCCTTTGTGCCAAGAGATTCCTTAATTCGTTTCCCGCCCGGGAGCGAATACGAGGCATACCATATTTCATTTCTGCGGAAGAGTGACATTTTCTTTCCTCTGTTATGCCATCACCCGCGCTCACCTGGACAGTATGCAGCGGAGACTGAAGCGCCGCAATGCAGGCTTGCCGTGTTGTGAGGTAAGGAGATTTTGGCTTGGTTGGATCTTTACGTGTTGCCTGTAGGCGGCCTGTTCGTATCCAGTTGGTGGCGGTTGGTCTGGATATCTTAAGAAACTGACAGGCCTCATCGAGTGTGAGGCTGTATGGCTCCATTATTTCACCTCTTGCTGTGTCATTGTTGAAAAATGGATACCAGCTCGTTGCTGCCAGACGATCCAACCGAGAGTCATATCCCATGCCATGTATTCGTTATCGCCGTTTTTTACTCTCCGACGATCTATTAAGTCACCGAAACGCTTTTCCATGAATAATTCATAGGCTTCGCGTTCATCTGGCTCTACTTCCAGAGATACGAGTGCGATTTCATAAGCACGGCGCTCAATATCGTCTCGAACCTCTAGGCTGCTGATTCGTTCTTTGATTTCTTTAATCAGTTCTTTATTGGTAAATGTGGTCATTATGCTCCAGCCTCCGGTGCTTTTGGCATTACTGCCCAGTGAGTGATATTGACGTTTTCAAGGTCCCCGACCTGAAATGTCCACTGCCATTCTCCGGTTTCTTTTTGTCCCCAGGTGTACCAGAGAGAACGCCAGCCAATCAGCCAGCCTTCTCCATTAGCATCAAATAACAGAACACTTTCATTTGCTGGTGGCAGTTCAGCTGACACTGGTATTATTTTGTTTTCCAGTGCCGCACATTTAGCTTCAAGCGCGTCGAATTTACGTAACAGGTACTCAGCATTTGTTTCGTTCACTTTCAGATCTCGCGGTACACATTTCCCGCGAAGAAACCCTTCCATTTCGAAAACATTCATGCGCATTTGCGTAACTCCGATAAATCGTTAAAACGTTCCATAAACATCCCGTAGGCATGACCCGGTGCCAGTGGAATCACGTTGAACATCTCTGTTGCCGGGATGCCTTCCAGTACAGGCCAGAAAGAGCCATCATCAAGCCCGAGATCGCGGCGTTCGGTTGCCAGCATGATGAGATCGGCATATTTCACGGGTGTACTCATAACTGGGGGTAACCCGTATTTCTCACGGATTACGGCGTCTATTTTTTCTTCCATCCGTTTATAGTCAGGAAGAAGGCGTTTCAGTGGTGCGGGAATGTCCTGGCAATACGATTCTGTTGCATCATGCATTAACGCTTCAAAAGCAAATTCCTGCGGCACCAGCTGGCTGCAAAGAACCGCATGTTGGGCGACGCTGTAGAAGTGCGAAAGATGACCGGCAAAGCGACAGATATTTGAAAGGGAAACCGCGATATCGTTAATATCGATGTCGTCTTTATTTATCTTGTCATAATAAAAATGCTTCCCGGAAAAAGTTTTAATAAATGACATTTTGTTCTCCACGTATATGCACTGCACCGCGCTGAATTCTGGTAAAAGGAAGCCCTCACCATCCGGTGATTATTGAGTTAATTACGTTTCCATAAATGCCCCCGCAGGGGCATTTGCAGTAATGAAATCAGGCGGTGAAAGTACCAATAAAGGTTTCTACTTTGCTGTCTTTGAATTTCTCAACAAGCAGATCACGAAATTCGTTAGCCATTTCTTCCTGCACCGCTTCCAGCTGAATAATGCGCAGAACCAGTACAGGACGATCGCCAGTGATAATGCTGAGGCGTAATTTAAACGGACGTTCTTTCAGACCTTCAAACGGAACGCATTTAAATTCAAATGCCACTGGCATAATGTCTTTGGTCTTCGCTTCGACAGACTCCATCAGGGAGCGTTTGCCGCTGAAGTCATTATCTTCAAAATCAGCGGTCTGGTTTGCTTCAATCGTGATTTTACGGACTGCCGCAGCCGCTTTTGTTGCTTGAATGGCGTCACCATTAGCATCAAAGCCCACAAGGTAGTCGGCCCAGTCTTCGATCCATTCTGCCAGTGACTTCTGGGAGTTACGCTCGCCGTTAACAGACAACAGAGCAGAGAACGGTGCTGTCTTTTTCAGTTTGAGAGTGGCAGTGTTATCTGCGTGACCTGGCTCATCAATAGTACCCAGGTTAAGCACACTGACGGCACGCATATTATCGGCATCGATAAAGCAGCGGGTGCCTTCATCTGCAAGATCTTTAGAATAACGGGTAAAATCATCGATGCTGGCAGTGGAAAGTGCACCACGGAAACGGAAGCGATTTAAATTAAATTTTTCCAGATCATGAATGCGGAAATTCTCAGGCAATGCCACAGCATCGGCACCAATCTTACTGATAATTTCATTAACACCCTGAGCAGAAATAAGGGCATGGATTTGATTAATTGCGGTTGCGTCTAAGTTCTGAGACATAATAAGTCCTCACTATATAAAGATATTCAGTGATGAGATAAATAATCAGTTAATTAAGAACGATATTAATGACCTGCTGCGCGGAGTTTTCCGTCAGGTTCACCGGCAAGAGTCAGTAATTGTCCCTGGTCTTCCTGCAGAATAGTCAGGCGACCACCGCGATTGACATACATCGGCGTTTCGGTGGTGTCTTCTTCGGAAATTTTCCCGCGGTTAGTCGGGCGAACATATGAGAGTTTGTGTTTGATTTTCACACGGTTCTCATCAAATGGTTCGATTTCCAGGTTGAGTGAGACCTTACCTTTGGTTTTCGTGTTCATCACACCGGAAGCGACTTCACTGAGAACTGCGCCGATTTTGGTTTCAAATACGCCGCCGTCCAGCTCCCCGATAAATGCCTGCACATCAGTACTGCGTTCGCTAGCCATTTTGCTGCTCCTCATCATATCGACCCTGTAAGGTCGGTTAGTTTCTCCACAAAACAGAGAAGAACACCTGCGGTGGCAGCCGCCCGGATGGATTGGGTTATGAGCCCGTCGTCCGGTGATGCTCTTCTCTGTTTTGTAAAAAGAGCGGTACCAGCCGGAAGCAAGGGTACAAACTGGTACCGCCAAAGCAGTGGCTGTTGTGGTGACCGGTGCTGATCTCCGGCTTGCGGTTATTTCAGACTCTCACGGGCGTTTAATTGCCCCGCCGAACAGCTCTTTTCCGCAATAGCTGCAATGTCTTTCGCGCATCAGCCTGCGCATTCACCACAACGCTGAGAGCACTTAGCCAGTTACGGCACCACACTTTGTCGCGGTTCCATAAATGCCCTCATCGTTGCACCCTGGTCTCTTCCCAGGCGTCAAACCGAATCGCCACGCTGGTTAGGCGTCTTATCAGCATCCTCATTGACTTGCACATTCCGGCTACCTGGTTTGTTTGCCCGAGCAAGGAGTGGATTGTCCCCTTTAACGTCCCCAGACCGCTAACGACGCATGTGCCATACGCCGTGTTACAACCAACCTTTCGTTAACAACAGTCTGTTGTTTGTTCAGATAATGATGCTACTAAAAGTAGCAAAAATCAACAACAAAAAGTAGAAGCGTGTATTTAATTTTTAGTTTTCTATATAACGTTATGAATTAAAAGGTTTTTCACAGATGGGGTGATGTGGCGTAGTTACGTATAGAAAATATCGAGTGTCTTTTGTTTTGGTTTAATTATTAGGTTAATTAGATAGTAATAATTTGGGGGAAAATAGTGGGAACTATGGATACAACGGGTCAGGAACAGTGTTATTAAGCAGGCTACGAGTATAAAACCCGACCGGTTGGTCGGGCGAGAATTATGTTCGTTCTAAATCATGGTTATTGTATTACAGACACTTGACTACTGTTGAAACATCAGATTCTAGTGCTTCAATTTGTGCTCTATTAGCTTGGGTCGCCATACCATAGATAGTGTAACTCTTATGCTGCAGCCTACTTAAAGGGCATCCCTCATGGTTTATTATTGCTGCAAGAGTATTACCATCTTTGACATTTTGAACTCTCTCGAAAGTAGCCACATTTGTGAACAGATGAGGATGTGTATTTAACAGGTCATCCGTGATTCTTTTGATCTCTTCTGCATGTGATTTGAATGCTTTTGCTGCATCACTTTCATTAGTTCTTGAGCGGTTTTGTACGAAAAGGTGTAGTTCAGGTAGTTCGATAAGGTTTTGCTTTGCTTCTTTGTTGAAATCTAAGAACATTTCATCTTGTTCTGACTTGTCAATAGACACTCCATAAATAAGTTTAACAAGGTTTTTTATTCCGCGAATTGATGCAGCATCGGCAGTGCAAGGGATAATTATTCTATTTGCCGCGACTACTCCCAATTCTGTGTAGCTGGCAAAACTTGGATTACAATCAATAAAAAATGTTTTTGCTCTGTCAGAAATGTTTTTATCGGCTTCAAAAGATGCTATTAGATCTACCAGCAAAGATCGGCTTTTCTTCCATGCTTCTTTTACTGGGGATGAGCCAATGTGAGATATTAAGCGTGAACAGATATCAAGATCGACATCACCAGGAAGAATATATAAGTTCTCTGGCATTTTTGTATTAACATCATGGGCTCGTACAAAGTAAGAAGATTCATTTCCTAAACGAGACAAAGGAGATTTGCTAAAACGCTCCTTGATATAACCTGCGATTGTAACATTTCTGTCTCGCAATTTATTTAGATTTTCTTCCCCGGTACCATTGCCACCAAGAATAATTTCTGAAACGTTTGATTGAGGGCATGAGTCAATAACCACAACATCTTGATCCGGATGAGATATAGCAAACTCAACGGCAAGATTATATGTAAGAAAAGTTTTTCCTACACCACCTTTGTTGTTCCATACTAAATATTTTGTATTGGTGGAAATCATATCTGCTACCCCATCTGTCGCTTCAGTACGTTCATTAATCATTATCGTATCCTGTTGTATAGAATTGTCTATTATTTATGTTTTATTTTGGTTTTTTTTGTGTTAGTAACGCACCCAAAGATAACATATGGTCTTTATCTTTTCTTACTTAGGGTAACAGCTCAGTGTTAATCCATTTTTATGGACCAATGTGCCAAATAAAATTTGTATAAAGATTTTCTATCCTTATCTTTTATCATCTGTGCTCGTTTGCTTTAACGATTGCTAGATGCCTAATTAAAGTCGATTATATTTAATCGACTCATGAATCAGTGCCTTACCCATAACATAAAGCTGATCTTGCGACTTCTCATCAATGTACCATTTCTCATAGGCGGGGTTATCCGAAAGAACAGCTAGTTTGTTGCCTTGCATTTGTAGACGTTTAACATGGAAAGTCTTACCGTAAACGAAAGAGTAAACTCCATCAGTCTGGAAGTGGCGAACGGAAATGTCGACAAACAATCGATCCCCGGAAACAAGAGTTGGGGACATACTATCTCCATTTACCGTCATAACTTTTATATCATTCTGAGAACGGTTTCCGAAAAGAGAACGGGCATGTTCAGTTGTGAACTCAATGGCGTAGAGCACATCAACATAGTCTGAAAGCATATAGGTCCCAGGTCCTGCGCTAACGCTAAGATCCAAAACTTCTATCCTGTATACATCGGGCTTTGTTGGATTGGGGATGCTTGCCATTTCCTTACATTCCTCTCTATCTCCAACACCATATTCTAGATATGAAGCTGATACTCCAAGAGCCAACGCAAGTTTACTCATGACAGAGACACGTGGCTTCGCTGCGCCGATTGTGTATCGACGAGCCATTTCATATGTAACGCCCACAAGACTTTTGAGTTGAGTGACAGAGATTCCTTTGATTGTCATCAATTCGTTTAGTCTCTTGGCGAAATCTGGATACTTCTGTTCTTCTACCATAGGTAGAAGATTACTCACATCACACGCGCTAGTCATTTCTATTTTAAGTAGTTGCAATTTGCTATTTTAAGTAGCATCATCCCTCTGAATTTCAGAGGAGAAAGGTATGTCATCTCAAAACTACACAGAGAAAGCAGTAAAGGCTGCGGGAAAGTCTTTATCTGAAGTAGCCCGTCGCTTTGGTTTTAAGTCCACTCAATCCGTCGCCAATTGGGTAATTAACAATCAAGTCCCGTCAGAACGGGTTTTACAACTTTGTGAGTTGGGAAACTGGTCCGTGACCCCTCATGAACTGCGTCCTGATATTTACCCCAATCCAAATGATGGATTACCTGAGTGCTATTCAAAAGTTAGCGGTTCAACTGCGTAAACGTAACCACAGAAACGAGGAATGAACCGTGGGTAAAGAACCTGAATGGAAAGTTGATAAGCAACCAGCATGGCTGGTGGCAGCAATACGAAGAACGATTGCTGATTTACCTCATGGCTATGAGGAAGCAGCGGAAATTCTTGGTTTGTATAAATCTGATGATATCACCCCAGCGAAAGATCAATTGCATAACAGACTGCGTAGCGGTGGGGATCAAATTTTTCCACTTGAGTGGGCCATGGTTTTACAGGATGCCAGTGGTACCAGGCATGTAACGGATGCGATAGCGCGTCGTAGTAATGGGGTGTTTGTGCCGCTGGTGAACATTGATGACATTGACAATGGTGACATTAATCAGCGGCTGATGGAGTCAATAGAATGGATTGGCAAGCATTCCCAGTACTTACGCAAGGCAACTGCTGATGGAGTTATTGACCAGGCTGAGCGTGAGCAAATCGAAGAGAACAGCTACCAAGTAATGGCGAAGTGGCAGGAGCATTTAACACTGTTATTTCGTGTTTTTTGTGCGCCGGAAAAGAGTAACGCCCGCGAGTGTGCAGCTCCGGGCGTCGTGGCGTCGATTGCTTCTGGTTGTGGAGAAACTAACGCATGAACAGTTTAACAACACACTACCGTCGCTCGCAACTGATTGCGCTTCCTGTACCGGGTGGAAAAGCGAAGGTGGAGTATTGCTATGCGGTGAATGTACCAGGTGACAGGGAAATTGTAACCCACAGCTTTGCAGAGTGGGCTGTGGGTGATTTCAACCGGCAGAAGGAGACAGTCCTTTGCAACAAGTTAACCGCTGGTTCAAAGATCACTACGGAGTGCCCGTCAGAGTCATTCGTTGGGAACCGGAAACACAACGGGTTATCTACCTCCGCGAAGGCTATGAGCATGAATGCTTCAGCCCGCTCGAACAGTTTCGTCGTAAATTCAGGGAAATAGAGGTCGGTCATGAGCACTAAATTAACCGGCTATGTATGGGATGGTTGCGCTGCGTCAGGCATGAAGTTATCCAGCGTGGCAATTATGGCCCGCCTGGCTGATTTCAGTAATGACGAAGGTGTGTGCTGGCCATCAATTGAAACCATTGCCCGCCAGATTGGCGCGGGGATGAGCACCGTCAGAACGGCTATCGCACGGCTGGAAGCAGAAGGCTGGTTAACGCGTAAGGCGCGTCGCCAGGGTAACCGCAATGCGTCGAATGTTTATCAGCTTAACGTTGCGAAGCTTCAGGCAGCGGCATTTTCTCAACTGTCAGATTCTGACCCGTCAAAATCTGACGCATCAAAATCTGACCAGTCAAAATCTGACGCATCAAAATCTGACCAGTCAAAATTTGATGCGTCGAAATCTGGCAAAAAAGCGGGTTTTCACCCGTCAGAATCTGGCGGGGATCCGTCAGTAAAATCAAAACATGATCCGTCAGATAAAAAAACTTCTCGTCCGGACGCTTCGCAACCGGACACGCAGACGGCTGAACAGGAGTTTTTAACTCGCCATCCTGATGCGGTTGTATTCAGCCCTAAAAAGCGCCAGTGGGGAACGCAGGATGATTTGACCTGCGCACAGTGGCTCTGGAAAAAAATCATCGCCCTGTACGAGCAGGCCGCCGAATGTGACGGCGAGGTGGTTCGTCCCAAAGAACCGAACTGGACAGCATGGGCAAACGAAATTCGCCTGATGTGTGTGCAGGATGGTCGTACTCACAAACAAATCTGCGAGATGTACAGCCGCGTCAGCCGCGATCCGTTCTGGTGCCGTAACGTGCTCAGCCCGTCGAAGCTGCGGGAAAAATGGGATGAGCTTTCCCTGCGCTTATCGCCGTCCGTCAGCACGTACACCGAAAAACGCGAAGACCCGTACTTCAAAGCCAGTTACGACAACGTGGACTACAGCCAGATCCCGGCAGGATTCAGGGGGGGATCATGAGTCTTTTGAATGACGTTCAGAAATTCATTGAAGCCCATCCGGGGTGTACTTCCGGAGACATTGCGGATGCTTTTGCAGGTTACTCACGACAGCGCGTTCTGCAGTCAGCAAGCAAGTTACGTCAGAGTGGGCGTGTGGCTCACCGTTGTGAAGGGGATACACGCAGACATTTCCCGCGGCTGACTGAGATACCGCAGGAGCCGGAACCGCAACCAGTTCGTGAATCCAGACCTGTGCGCAATTTCTATGTCGGCACTAACGATCCCCGGGTGATTTTGTGCCTGACCCGCCAGGCGGAAGAACTGGAGTCCAGGGGCTTATACCGTCGTGCTGCAACGGTGTGGATGGCGGCATTCCGTGAAAGCCACTCCCAGCAAGAGCGAAACAATTTTCTTGCGCGTCGTGAGCGGTGTTTACGGAAAAGCAGCAAGCGCGCTGTATCGGGTGAAGAGTGGTATCTGTCAGGGAATTACGTGGGGGCTTAATGACGACGTTAACTCAATGCCAGCAGCAGGTGCTGGATATGCTGATTTCTTACCAGAAAGAACGTGGCTTCCCGCCAACCAATCAGGAGGTGGCTACCATGCTGGGATACCGTTCAGTGAATGCAGCGGTGGAGCATCTTCGCGCACTGGAGAAAAAAGGCGTCATCACGATAAAGCGTGGCGTGGCCCGGGGCATCACGCTTCATACCGCGGTGAAGGACGACGACAGCGAGGTGGCCGGGATTATCCGCGCACTGCTTGCTGGTGAGGAAAACGCCAGGCTGCGTGCAGCCCACTGGTTACATGAGAGGGGGCTGAAAGTATGAAGCTGATTCTGCCTTTTCCACCCAGCGTGAACACCTACTGGCGACACCCCAACAAAGGGGCATTTGCTGGTAAGAGCCTGATAAGCGCGGCGGGGCGAAAATTCCAGAGTGCGGCGTGCACAGCAATAGTTGAGCAGTTACGTCGTCTGCCGAAACCAACGTCGGCACCTGCTTCAGTGGAGATCGTGTTGTTTCCTCCGGATAACCGGATCCGCGATCTGGACAACTATAACAAGGCGCTGTTTGACGCCCTGACCCACGCGGGTGTGTGGGAAGACGACAGCCAGGTGAAAAGAATGCTGGTGGAGTGGGGACCGGTTATCCCGGAAGGGAAGGTCGAGATCACTATCAGTAAGTACGAGAAAACGGCGGGTGCAGCCGCCTGATCAAGAGGAGAAACGAAGTATGAATAATCTGATGGTCATTGATGGTATTGAAGTTCGTCGTGATGCTTATGGGCGTTACAGCCTGAACGATCTGCATCGGGCTGCTGTTGTATCTGGTGCAAATGCCAGAACTAAGGAGCCGGGAAAGTTTCTTTCCAGCCAACAGATTACTGAGCTGGTTCAGGAATTGATCGATACCCAAAATTTGGGTGTCGGTTCATTCAATGAAACTACCCAAAATTTGGGTAGTAAACCAGTAAGTAAAATAGAAGGGCGGAATGGAGGAACGTATGTCTGCAAGGAACTGGTGTATGCCTATGCAATGTGGATCAGCCCGTCATTCCATCTGAAGGTGATCCGTACTTTCGATATGGTAACCAGCACACCGGAAAAATTATCCGGGCAGGCTGCTGACAAGATGCAGGCTGGCGTGATCCTGCTGGACTTTATGCGCCGGGAATTAAACCTGTCTAAGTCATCAGTGCTTGGAGCCTGTCAGAAGCTTCAGGAGGCTGTTGGCTTACCGAATCTGGCACCGCGCTATGCCATTGATGCTCCTGCTGACGCGCCTGATGGCTCAAGTCGCCCCACGCTGTCGCTGAGTGCACTGCTGAAACAGTATGGTATCCGCCTGACGGCTAATCAGGCATATCACCAGATGGTGAAGCTGGGGATCGTTGAACAACGCGAACGATACAGCCGTACCGCGATTAACAACATCAAAAAATTCTGGTCGCTGACGGCGAAAGGCTGCATGTTCGGCAAGAACATCACCAGTCCTGCAAATCCGCGCGAGACGCAGCCGCATTTCTTCGAATCCCGATTCCCTGAGCTGTTAAAGCTGCTCGATACCGTTCATTGAGGTGACCGTGAGAGCACTACTGACCCCTGAAATTGCCCCGCGTATGGGGATCGTATTGTTCAGGCCAGGTTCAGAGCTGATGCCCCTGTTTATGCAGGGGCGTGTCCTGCTGGAGCCTGAGCCGGAACGTTATTCATCTTTCGCCAGTGGTGCCGTTCCGGCGGCATCACAACCGCTGGCGGATGATCCTGCCGTTCGGGCCGTGTTCCGCAATGAGGCAGTGATCCGTCGTGCTGGTGGCGTGGAATGTCTTGAAAGCTGGTTACTTCGTGAAAAGGGCTGTCAGTGGCCTCATTCCGACTGGCACAGCGAGAACATGACCACAATGCGACACGCGCCGGGCGCAATTCGTCTGTGTTGGCACTGCGATAACCAGTTGCGTGATCAGTTCACGGAACGGCTGGAATCAATGGCAACGGATAACTGTGCCCACTGGGTGTTATCTGTCGTGCGTCGGGATCTCGGTTTTGATGACAGTCACGTAGTGACAATGCCGGAACTGTGCTGGTGGCTGGTTCGTAATGACCTGGCGGATGCCTTACCGGAAAGTGCAGCCCGTAAGGCACTGAGATTACCGAAGCCGGTTGTGCCGTCTGTCACCCGGGAGAGTGACCTTGTTCCTTCGGTTCCTGCCACCAGCATTATCCAGGATAAAGCGAAAAAGGTGCTGGCGCTGAAAGTGGAGCCAGAGTCGCCGGAGTCTTTTATGTTACGCCCAAAACGTCGCCGCTGGGTTAATGAAAAGTACACGCGCTGGGTTAAGACACAGCCGTGTGCATGTTGTGGAAAGCCTGCTGATGATCCCCACCACCTGATAGGCCATGGTCAGGGTGGAATGGGTACAAAAGCGCATGACCTCTTTGTGTTGCCTTTGTGCAGAAAGCATCACGACGAGCTGCATGCGGATACCGTGGCATTTGAAGAGATGTATGGCTCCCAGCTGGAGCTGATATTTCGTTTTATCGATCATGCGCTGGCAATAGGCGTACTGGCGTAAGTGGAGAACGAGCATGAACCTTGAAGCCTTACCAAAATATTACTCCCCAAAATCTCCAAAATTGAGCGATGACGCACCGGCGACAGGCTCAGGTGGTTTAACGATTACGGATGTGATGGCTGCGCAGGGGATGGTGCAGTCGAAAGCACCGCTTGGGTTTGCCTTATTCCTGGCAAAAGTTGGTGTTCAGGATCCTCAGTTTGCGATTGAAGGTCTGCTCAATTACGCGATGGCAATGGATAACCCGACATTGAACAAATTGAGTGAAGAAACCCGGTTACAGATCATCCCTTACCTTGTGAGTTTTGCCTTTGCTGATTATTCCAGGTCTGCGGCAAGTAAGGCTCGCTGTGAGCATTGTGCTGGTACTGGATTTCATAGTGTATTGCGCGAAGTGGTGAAACACTCCAGAAGCGGGGAATCTGTTATCAAGGAAGAGTGGGTGAAGGAATTATGTCAGCATTGCCATGGTAAGGGAGAAGTCAGCACGGCTTGCAGAGGGTGTAAGGGTAAAGGCATTGTCCTGGATGAAAAAAGAACCCGGCTTCATGGCGCGCCTGTTTATAAGATTTGTGGGCGTTGCAATGGAAACCGGTTTAGTCGTTTACCGACCACACTGGCACGACGTCATGTCCAGAAGCTGGTACCAGACCTGACTGATTATCAGTGGTACAAAGGATATGCAGACGTCATTGATAAACTGGTAACAAAGTGCTGGCAGGAAGAAGCATTCGCTGAAGCACAATTGAGAAAGGTGACGAGATAAGTGATTTTCACCGAAGATGGCGACATGATGCTTGCATTTCTCAAAAAATATGGATAAGATTTTCCCAACGATGGGCTTTGTATGTCTACCGTTGATGAGTCCAAGAACCCGCCGCCGAGCGGGTTAAATTATTTTTTCTTACACGGGGATATGGATGTTATACCGAGATCTTTTGCCTATTTTCTCAGAAAGACCCATATTTAAAGCTCCTGAGGCTGAAAGAATACTTCGTGAGCAATATTCTATCGCCGCCCCCACTCCTGTAATTCAGGAGATTTATTATGGATTGGCAGGTTATGACAGATTTCAGGAGCTTTATGGGGATCTTAATATTGACCAAATCGAATGGAAATTGATTGAACTTCCCACTAAAAATTTTTTAACTATCGGGGATAATGCTACTTACCCTGATTTTTTGCATGAGGTCGTTGAAGATTTCACAACCCGTAAAGGCGATGTATTTATGGATGATGAAATAAAAGCGCATTGGTGTAATTTTGGCACATGGTGTGAACCTCCATTTTTTATAGATCGAGCTTTGCTGAAAAGTAATACAACAGGGCTTCATTTAATGGAAGGGCATACAAGAGTTGGAACCCTGTTAGGGGCAGTTAAGTATAACTTCGTTAAGCTTGCTAATACTCATAAAATTTATTATGCGCAAGCAAAAGAATGTATTAAATAAGTTGAGTGAAATTACTGTTTTTTTTTAACAATACTTACCGCGTTCTCGCGGTTTTTTTATAAATTAAACATTGGTGCAGTACGGTAAACACGCTGGTGGTCGTGAATACTGACTTTTTATCTTGCTGGCTTTTTAGACAAGAGTTATTGGTATGTCATGTTAACCATGAAGGTAAAAAGACATGCTAAAACAGCAAGATATGACAGAAACGGCGAAAGTTGTTTTTAATGAATTAAACGGCAAACCGGCAACAGTCGGGGAGATAGCACAAAACACATACCTTTCACGCGAACGCTGTCAGTTAATACTGACCCAGCTGGTTATGGCGGGGCTGGCAGATTACCAGTTCGGCTGTTACAGACGCCTTCAGCAATGAAGGGCTTTTAATTTGTGAAAATGGGCGGCTGGTGGGTGTTGGTAGCACCTGCCAGCCATTCGCTCATGCTTACTGGTCACAAGCGAACCATGGCCCACTGCTTTAGCGCAAAAGCAGAGTGAGCCTACCAGAGTTACGCTTACTGATCCATGAAAAACACTGTAAAAATAAACAGTATTGATTTAATCAACGCTGATTGCCTGCATTTTATTCAGTCCCTGCCTGATGATTCCATTGACCTGATTGTTACCGATCCGCCTTACTTCAAGGTGAAACCCAACGGTTGGGACAATCAGTGGAAAGGGGACGAAGATTACCTTAAGTGGCTGGACCACTGTCTGGCCCAGTTCTGGCGGGTGTTGAAACCTGCCGGAAGCCTTTACCTGTTCTGTGGGCATCGCCTGGCATCTGATATTGAGATCATGATGCGTGAACGTTTCAACGTGCTTAACCATATCATCTGGGCGAAGCCGTCCGGACGTTGGAATGGGTGTAATAAAGAAAGTCTGCGCGCATATTTTCCTGCCACAGAGCGCGTTCTGTTTGCTGAACATTACCGGGGGCCATATCGCGGCAAAAGTGACGGCTATGTGGCAAAAGAAAGGGAACTCAAACAGCACATAATGGCACCGCTGATATCGTATTTCAGGGATGCTCGTGCCGAACTGGGTATAACGGCAAAACAAATTGCCGAAGCCACAGGTAAGAAAAATATGGTTTCCCACTGGTTTGGTGCCAGTCAGTGGCAGTTGCCGAATGAGGCTGACTACCGGAAGTTACAGGCACTGTTTTCCCGTATAGCGGCAGAGAAGTTTCAGGAACAACAACTGGAACAACCACACCACCAGTTGGTGGCATCTTATGATTCACTGAATCGCAAATATTCTGAATTGCTGGATGAGTTTAAATCTCTCCGGCGCTATTTCTCCGTATCAGTCTCCGTGCCTTATACCGATGTCTGGATGCATAAACCCGTTCAGTTCTACCCGGGTAAACATCCGTGTGAGAAACCGGCGGATATGCTCAGGCAAATAATCAATGCCAGTAGTCGACCCGGCGATCTGGTTGCTGATTTCTTTATGGGATCCGGTTCCACAATAAAAGCAGCAATGGCGCTGGGGCGTCGGGCGTTAGGTGTTGAGCTTGAGACAGAGCGGTTTAATCAGACCATCCAGGAAATCAGTATGTTATCAGCAAATACAATTTTGTGAATTAATTCAATTATTGGTGGGATGTCTGTGCCGTATAATGATTACAGATACAGTGTATCCTGCAATGCAGCAGGGCTGATGTGGTGGGTTGTACATAGCCTGCAAAGGATTGGCTTCATTAATTCATCGTTGATACAAGCGAGTCACGGTTGACCACGCCAACGGCTCATCGGTAAAAATCCGACACCGTGTCTTCTTAACTCACTTATTGTTTCCACCCATGTTTTTGGATACCTGCTGTAGCTGTCAGATTAGCGCGATAATCTGACAGCTTTTTTTTTACAACGAATCCTTCTGATCTGCTTTTGCGGGGCTTTTTTGTATCCGCTCCATGCCCGGCGTATAAGCGGAGGTTGGTCAGTTTTCTAAAAATTGAAATACCTCACAATTCAGCCAGTTAATGGTTGTTTGTCTGGCGAAGAGTTTGTAAATAAAAAAACGCATGGTGAATCCCCCTAAGCGGCGGGGCGAATCAGCAGTCAGTTCTGGGATAATCGCGGGTTCGTATGCTGATGCCGGACTCACCGGGAGGCACCCGGCACCATGCATCATGGTCATCCCCTTGTATGATACCCCTCTCCGGAGGGGTATTTTTTGGATAAAAAAGCCCGCGCTGGGAGGCACGGGCGGCAAGGAATAAAACGTGAAGAAATTTTCACAGGCGCATAATAATCCGATGTTGCCAGATTTTGCAACTGCATCATCTGGTTATTATGTGAGCTGGAAAATCAGATTCTGTATGGACTGAAGCCATGCTGTTATTTAGGGCCAAAGAGCTGGCTTTTTCCCGCCTTCTCTCCAGTAACGATTAATGAGAAAAGAATGAAATGCTTTTCCTGGGGAGGAGGGCAGTAGAAAAAAGAACCCGCCAGCAAAAATATGGGGGATGAACAGCTTTTGCTACTCAGGTTGCTGGCGGGTATGGTTCTTCATGAAATAAGAATGTTACGCGGTATTTTTAATGAAAATGATAATTATTGTCAATTGGTTGTGCGTATTTTTTCATACATGACTGGTAAAGGTGATTCAGGCCATCAGAGTTTTGCTGATGGCCTTTTTTCTTTCCGGTAGCACAGGTCTGTTGGGGCGGGATATGTATCAGATGGAAAAAATATCAACAGGCATTGCCTACGGCACCTCCGCAGGCAGTGCTGGCTACTGGTTTTTACAATGGCTTGATCAGGTTAGTCCGTCTCAGTGGGCTGCGATTGGTGTACTGGGAAGTCTGGTTCTGGGCTTTCTGACTTATCTGACGAATCTGTACTTCAAAATCAGAGAAGACAGAAGAAAGGCTGCGAGAGGAGAGTAATATAATGGTCCAAAACTATGAAATGATTGTGAAAGGGATCCGCAATTTTGAGAATAAAGTTACGGTAACTTTAGCATTACAGGACAAAGAACGCTTTGACGGTGAAATTTTTGACCTGGACATCTCGCTGGACCGTGTTGAAGGTGCCGCGCTGGAGTTTTATGAGGCAGCAGCCAGAAGGAGCATCAGACAGGTCTTCCTGGATGTTGCTACCGGGTTATGTGGAGGGGATGAGCAGTCGCCGGAAAAGCGCCCCATAATTTTAGAGGCGCAGAGTGTGTGGATAACCTACAAAGGAAAACTGCCGGGAAGAATTACTGGTTCACTGAAGACTCCGCCGAAATGGTAATTTCACCAGCATATTTTTCCTCCAGTAATACCGCCAGCCACTTGAAAGAATTTTGTTGTTGCTGGGACCATTTGGGATTGATTGATTCAAGCTGGAGCGATGCCAGTGTTGGTTGCATTTGTTCCTTGGGAATTGAGAATGCCAGATATGAAAATGCGACAGTAAGGGCATTTACATCATCCCGAAGCCTGGAAATGCAGTCGAGCAACTCCTGTAGAGAAATGGTGCTATTGTCCATAAACAATCCTCTCTATTGTATTTAACTATTCCTTGCCTGATTCAACAGGCCGGGACAGATAAACATATCCAGGGTTCAGAAACCGATAAATCCTGATAAATATCCATGAACGCAAAAATCAGATACGGCCTGTCGGCTGCCGTTCTGGCACTGATTGCCGTCGGTGCGCCTGCGCCTGATATTCTCGACCAGTTTCTGGATGAAAAAGAAGGTAACCACACAACGGCATACCGCGATGGTTCCGGCATCTGGACCATCTGTCGGGGTGCCACGGTGGTGGATGGAAAACCCGTTGTTCCCGGTATGAAACTGTCGAAGGAAAAATGCGACCAGGTTAACGCCATTGAACGGGATAAGGCGCTGGCATGGGTGGAGCGCAATATTAAAGTGCCACTGACCGAACCACAGAAAGCGGGTATCGCGTCATTTTGTCCCTATAACATTGGCCCCGGTAAGTGTTTCCCGTCGACGTTTTATAAGCGGCTGAATGCCGGTGATCGTAAAGGTGCATGCGAGGCGATTCGCTGGTGGATAAAAGATGGTGGGCGCGATTGCCGCATACGTTCAAATAACTGCTATGGACAGGTTATTCGTCGTGACCAGGAAAGCGCATTAGCCTGTTGGGGGATAGATCAGTGAGCAGAGTCGCCGCGATTATTTATGCTCTGGTTATCTGCATCATCGTCTGCCTGTCATGGGCTGTTAATCATTACCGTGATAACGCAATCGCCTACAAAGCCCTGCGCGACAAAAATGCCAGAGAACTGAAGCTGGCGAACGCGGCAATTACTGACATGCAGATGCGTCAGCGTGATGTTGCTGCGCTCGATGCAAAATACACGAAGGAGTTAGCTGATGCGAAAGCTGAAAATGATGCTCTGCGTGATGATGTTGCCGCTGGTCGTCGTCGGTTGCACATCAAAGCAGTCTGTCAGTCAGTGCGTGAAGCCACCACCGCCTCCGGCGTGGATAATGCAGCCTCCCCCCGACTGGCAGACACCGCTGAACGGGATTATTTCACCCTCAGAGAGAGGCTGATCACTATGCAAAAACAACTGGAAGGAACCCAGAAGTATATTAATGAGCAGTGCAGATAGAGTTGCTCATATCGATGGGCAACTCATGCAATTATTTTGAGCAATACACCCGCGCTTCCAGCGGAGTATAAATGCCAAAAGTGATGAAACCGAGCAATCCATTTACGAATGTTTGCTGGGTTTCTGTTTTAACCACATTTTCTGCACCACCACAAATTTTTGCTGCATCGACAGTTTTCTTCTGCCCAATTCCCGAAACGAAGAAATGATGGGTGATGGTTTCCTTTGGTGTTACTGCTGTCGGTTTGTTTCCAACAGTAAACGTCTGTTGAGCACATCCTGTAATAAGCATTGCCAGAGCGGCAGAAAACAACATTTTTTTCATCTTATTATCCTGCATTGTTAAAAACGGCAGAATCCTATGTGACAACAATTAAACGATAGTTAAATGGATTGATGAAAATTAAAACTACACAGGTGAGCTCAGACGATTGGAGGGAGTTGGGGACACTCAGAATCCTGTAGAATGAAATAAACCGGTCTATCCGTCCATTACCCTTTTAGCTGCGCTGTATCGTCGCCGTATTCCCGCATTAACCATGACCGTAGCCCGACGGGGAATTCCTTCTGCGTGAGTGTGCGGGAATAATTAAAAACGATGCACACCGGGTTTTTACCGCGTTAATGATTCGCGGATTTATCCCGGTGCGATGGTGGAAGAAACCGGAAGCTGTATTACAGAAAGTGCTACTACTGTATCCCGATGCGATGTATGTAATGTGAGTCAGATAATGGCACAGGATGTGGTGATGTGGCAGTCTGGAACACAGGATATATTGTCAGAATAAGACCCGTAGGAATAAAAATGAAAAGACGCCTTTTACTACTTTTTCTGTTATCTGTCCTAGCAGTGGGATGCTCGCAGCAAAAAGCTGATGAGCCCCGGCAATTAGTGACGGTGTATCCACGATATCCGGAATATGCTGCAGCAAATTATATCAAGGGGCTGGTTGAGGTTAAGTTCGATATTGGTGCTGATGGGACTGTGACACGGATCGTTTTTCTCCGCTCAGAGCCTCATAATTTGTTTCGTGATGAAGTGGTGAAGGCCATGGCGAAATGGCGATTTGAAAAGAATCGTCCCTGTCAGGGAGTGAAGAGACAATTTATCTTTACGCCGTCACGTCCCTGATGCTTCCAGGTAGAGAGGGGCTGGAAGCAGGAGAAAAATGAAAGAGCCAGCGGTTATATTTTTGTCATGGCTGACGAGGAATGATGGAAGAAGGCGTTGTATGCCACACAACGCCTCACTGTTCATTTCTTCTTTTTCTCTAGTGGAACCCGATGAATAAGAGTTGCACTGGTTTCCGATGAGATGGCGATATACTCGGGCAAAGTATGCTGGCAGTTTTCCAACTGGTCAAAAATACCTGCTCTCGTCTGTTGCAATGCCTGCAGCATGCGGCGGCAATGCGCCTTGCTTTTGCTAACCATCTTTCCTTCCTCTATCAGTCGCTGCGTGAACTCATCATGGAATACCAGGTAAATGCGGATGTTATCGGTTTTGGCTACGCAGCATAGTACAAAACGGACAGGTGCATCCCGGGACGGGGGAGGCGTCACATGTCCCTGTGATGGTTGTTCCGGGTAATGCACTGTGTGGGGCATAAAAATGTCCGATAATTTTACTTTCTACCGCAGTTAGTTGATTCGTTGGTCCTGGTAGCACATTGGGCGAGGATTTAAATGCCAGGCAACTGAAGGATGATGTTGCAAGGGAGATAGCGAGAATATTTCTGATTTTCATTTGATGATGCCTCTGTGTGAAATGACGGTAAACGACGCACTTGTGCCGGCACATAATAGCAAGCACCATAATAGATCAGATTCGATTCTTGCTGTAAGTGATAATTATTCTCGTTTTTCGGGTCCTTTCCGGCGATCCAACAGGCTACGGGGCGGCGACCTCGCGGGTTTTCGCTATTTATGAAAATTTTCCGGTTTAAGGCGTTTCCGTTCTTCTTCGTCATAACTTAATGTTTTTATTTAAAATACCCTCTGAAAAGAAAGGAAACGACAGGTGCTGAAAGCGAGCTTTTTGGCCTCTGTCGTTTCCTTTCTCTGTTTTTGTCCGTGGAATGAACAATGGAAGTCAACAAAAAGCAGCTGGCTGACATTTTCGGTGCGAGTATCCGTACCATTCAGAACTGGCAGGAACAGGGAATGCCCGTTCTGCGAGGCGGTGGCAAGGGTAATGAGGTGCTTTATGACTCTGCCGCCGTCATAAAATGGTATGCCGAAAGGGATGCTGAAATTGAGAACGAAAAGCTGCGCCGGGAAGTTGAAGAACTGCGGCAGGCCAGCGAGACAGATCTCCAGCCAGGGACTATTGAGTACGAACGCCATCGACTTACGCGTGCGCAGGCCGACGCACAGGAGCTGAAAAATGCCAGAGACTCCGCTGAAGTGGTGGAAACCGCATTCTGTACTTTCGTGTTGTCGCGGATCGCAGGTGAAATTGCCAGTATTCTCGACGGGCTCCCCCTGTCGGTGCAGCGGCGTTTTCCGGAACTGGAAAACCGACATGTTGATTTCCTGAAACGGGATATCATCAAAGCCATGAACAAAGCAGCCGCGCTGGATGAACTGATACCGGGGTTGCTGAGTGAATATATCGAACAGTCAGGTTAACAGGCTGCGGCATTTTGTCCGCGCCGGGCTTCGCTCACTGTTCAGGCCGGAGCCACAGACCGCCGTTGAATGGGCGGATGCTAATTACTATCTCCCGAAAGAATCCGCATACCAGGAAGGGCGCTGGGAAACACTGCCCTTTCAGCGGGCCATCATGAATGCGATGGGCAGTGACTACATCCGCGAGGTGAATGTGGTGAAGTCTGCCCGTGTTGGTTATTCCAAAATGCTGCTGGGTGTTTATGCCTACTTCATAGAGCATAAGCAGCGCAACACCCTTATCTGGTTACCGACGGATGGTGATGCCGAGAACTTTATGAAAACTCACGTTGAGCCGACCATCCGTGATATTCCTTCGCTGCTGGCGCTGGCCCCGTGGTATGGCAAAAAGCACCGGGATAACACGCTCACCATGAAGCGTTTCACCAATGGTCGTGGCTTCTGGTGCCTGGGCGGTAAAGCGGCAAAAAACTACCGTGAAAAGTCAGTGGATGTGGCGGGTTATGATGAACTTGCTGCCTTTGATGAGGATATTGAACAGGAAGGCTCCCCGACGTTCCTGGGCGATAAGCGTATTGAAGGCTCGGTCTGGCCAAAGTCCATCCGTGGCTCCACGCCCAAAGTGAGAGGCACCTGCCAGATTGAGCGTGCAGCCAGTGAATCCCCGCATTTTATGCGTTTTCATGTTGCCTGCCCGCACTGCGGGAAGGAGCAGTACCTTAAATTTGGCGACAAAGAGACGCCGTTTGGCCTCAAATGGATGCCGGAGGATCCCTCCAGCGTGTTTTATCTCTGTGAGCATAATGCCTGCGTCATCCGTCAGCAGGAGCTGGACTTTACTGATGCCCGTTATATCTGCGAAAAGACCGGGATCTGGACCCGTGATGGCATTCTCTGGTTTTCGTCATCCGGTGAAGAGATTGAGCCGCCGGACAGTGTGACCTTTCACATCTGGACGGCGTACAGCCCGTTCACCACCTGGGTGCAGATTGTCAAAGACTGGATGAAAACGAAAGGGGATACGGGAAAACGTAAAACCTTCGTGAACACCACGCTCGGTGAGACATGGGAAGCGAAAATCGGTGAACGTCCGGATGCTGAAGTGATGGCAGAGCGGAAAGAGCATTATTCAGCGCCCGTTCCTGACCGTGTGGCTTACCTGACCGCCGGTATCGACTCCCAGCTGGACCGCTACGAAATGCGCGTATGGGGATGGGGGCCGGGTGAGGAAAGCTGGCTGATTGACCGGCAGATTATTATGGGCCGCCACGACGATGAACAGACGCTGCTGCGTGTGGATGAGGCCATCAATAAAACCTATACCCGCCGGAATGGTGCAGAAATGTCGATATCCCGTATCTGCTGGGATACTGGCGGGATTGACCCGACCATTGTGTATGAACGCTCGAAAAAGCATGGGCTGTTCCGGGTGATCCCCATTAAAGGGGCATCCGTCTACGGAAAGCCTGTGGCCAGCATGCCACGTAAGCGAAACAAAAACGGGGTTTACCTTACCGAAATCGGTACGGATACCGCGAAAGAGCAGATTTATAACCGCTTCACACTGACGCCGGAAGGGGATGAACCGCTTCCCGGTGCCGTTCACTTCCCGAATAACCCGGATATTTTTGATCTGACCGAAGCGCAGCAGCTGACTGCTGAAGAGCAGGTCGAAAAATGGGTGGATGGCAGGAAAAAAATACTGTGGGACAGCAAAAAGCGACGCAATGAGGCGCTCGACTGCTTCGTTTATGCGCTGGCGGCGCTGCGCATCAGTATTTCCCGCTGGCAGCTGGATCTCAGTGCACTGCTGGCGAGCCTGCAGGAAGAGGATGGTGCAGCAACCAACAAGAAAACACTGGCAGATTACGCCCGTGCCTTATCCGGAGAGGATGAATGACGCGACAGGAAGAACTTGCCGCTGCCCGTGCGGCACTGCATGACCTGATGACAGGTAAACGGGTGGCAACGGTACAGAAAGACGGACGGCGAGTGGAGTTTACGGCCACTTCCGTGTCTGACCTGAAAAAATACATTGCGGAGCTGGAGGTGCAGACCGGCATGACACAGCGACGCAGGGGACCTGCAGGATTTTATGTATGAAAACGCCCACCATTCCCACCCTTCTGGGACCGGACGGCATGACATCGCTGCGTGAATATGCCGGTTATCACGGCGGTGGCAGCGGATTTGGTGGGCAGTTGCGGGCGTGGAACCCACCGGTTGAAAGTGTGGATGCAGCCCTGCTGCCCAACTTTACCCGTGGCAATGCCCGCGCAGACGATCTGGTACGCAATAACGGCTATGCCGCCAACGCCATCCAGTTGCATCAGGATCATATCGTCGGGTCTTTTTTCCGGCTCAGTCATCGCCCAAGCTGGCGCTATCTGGGCATCGGGGAGGAAGAAGCCCGTGCCTTTTCCCGCGAGGTTGAAGCGGCATGGAAAGAGTTTGCCGAGGATGACTGCTGCTGCATTGACGTTGAGCGAAAACGCACGTTTACCATGATGATTCGGGAAGGTGTGGCCATGCACGCCTTTAACGGTGAACTGTTCGTTCAGGCCACCTGGGATACCAGTCCGTCGCGGCTTTTCCGGACACAGTTCCGGATGGTCAGCCCGAAGCGCATCAGCAACCCGAACAATACCGGCGACAGCCGGAACTGCCGTGCCGGTGTGCAGATTAATGACAGCGGTGCGGCGCTGGGATATTACGTCAGCGAGGACGGCTATCCTGGCTGGATGCCGCAGAAATGGACATGGATACCCCGTGAGTTACCCGGCGGGCGCGCCTCGTTCATTCACGTTTTTGAACCCGTGGAGGACGGGCAGACCCGCGGTGCAAATGTGTTTTACAGCGTGATGGAGCAGATGAAGATGCTCGACACGCTGCAGAACACGCAGCTGCAGAGCGCCATTGTGAAGGCGATGTATGCCGCCACCATTGAAAGTGAGCTGGATACGCAGTCAGCGATGGATTTTATTCTGGGCGCGAACAGTAAGGAGCAGCGGGACAAGCTGACCGGCTGGATTGGTGAAATTGCCGCGTATTACGCCGCAGCACCGGTCCGTCTGGGAGGCGCAAAAGTGCCGCACCTGATGCCGGGGGACTCACTGAACCTGCAGACGGCTCAGGACACGGATAACGGCTACTCCGTGTTTGAGCAGTCACTGTTGCGGTATATCGCTGCCGGGCTGGGTGTCTCGTATGAGCAGCTTTCCCGGAATTACGCCCAGATGAGCTACTCCACGGCACGGGCCAGTGCGAACGAGTCGTGGGCGTACTTTATGGGGCGGCGAAAATTCGTCGCATCCCGTCAGGCGAGCCAGATGTTTCTGTGCTGGCTGGAAGAGGCCATCGTTCGCCGCGTGGTGACGTTACCTTCAAAAGCGCGCTTCAGCTTTCAGGAAGCCCGCAGCGCCTGGGGGAACTGTGACTGGATAGGCTCCGGTCGTATGGCCATCGATGGTCTGAAAGAAGTTCAGGAAGCGGTGATGCTGATAGAAGCCGGACTGAGCACCTACGAGAAAGAGTGCGCAAAACGCGGTGACGACTATCAGGAAATTTTTGCCCAGCAGGTCCGTGAAACGATGGAGCGCCGCGCAGCTGGTCTTAAACCGCCCGCCTGGGCGGCTGCAGCATTTGAATCCGGGCTGCGACAATCAACAGAGGAGGAGAAGAGTGACAGCAGAGCTGCGTAATCTCCCGCATATTGCCAGCATGGCTTTTAATGAGCCGCTGATGCTTGAACCCGCCTATGCGCGGGTTTTCTTTTGTGCGCTTGCAGGCCAGCTTGGGATCAGCCGCCTGACGGATGCGGTGTCCGGTGACAGCCTGGCTGCCGGAGAGGCACCCGCGACGCTGGCGTTATCCGGTGATGATGACGGACCACGACAGGCCCGCAGTTATCAGGTCATGAACGGCATCGCCGTGCTGCCGGTGTCCGGCACGCTGGTCAGCCGGACGCGGGCGCTGCAGCCGTATTCGGGAATGACCGGTTACAACGGCATTATCGCCCGTCTGCAACAGGCTGCCAGCGACCCGATGGTGGACGGCATTCTGCTCGATATGGACACGCCAGGCGGAATGGTGGCAGGGGCATTTGACTGCGCTGACATCATCGCCCGTGTGCGTGACATAAAGCCGGTATGGGCGCTGGCCAACGACATGAACTGCAGTGCAGGTCAGCTGCTTGCCAGCGCCGCCTCCCGGCGTCTGGTCACGCAGACCGCCCGGACAGGCTCCATCGGCGTCATGATGGCTCACAGTAATTACGGTGCTGCGCTGGAGAAACAGGGCGTGGAAATCACGCTGATTTACAGCGGCAGCCATAAGGTGGATGGCAACCCCTACAGCCATCTTCCGGATGACGTCCGGGAGACACTGCAGTCCCGGATGGATGCAACCCGCCAGATGTTTGCGCAGAAGGTGTCGGCATATACCGGCCTGTCCGTGCAGGCTGTGCTGGATACCGAGGCTGCAGTGTACAGCGGTCAGGAGGCCATTGATGCCGGACTGGCTGATGAACTTGTCAACAGCACCGATGCGATCACCGTTATGCGTGATGCACTGGATGCACGTAAATCCCGTCTCTCAGGAGGGCGAATGACCAAAGAGACTCAATCAACAACTGTTTCAGCCACTGCTTCGCAGGCTGACGTTACTGACGTGGTGCCAGCGACGGAGGGCGAAAACGCCAGCGCGGCGCAGCCGGACGTGAACGCGCAGATCACCGCAGCGGTTGCGGCAGAAAACAGCCGCATTATGGGGATCCTCAACTGTGAGGAGGCTCACGGACGCGAAGAACAGGCACGCGTGCTGGCAGAAACCCCCGGTATGACCGTGGAAACGGCCCGCCGCATTCTGGCCGCAGCACCACAGAGTGCACAGGCGCGCAGTGACACTGCGCTGGATCGTCTGATGCAGGGGGCACCGGCTCCGCTGGCTGCAGGTAACCCGGCATCTGATGCCGTTAACGATTTGCTGAACACACCAGTGTAAGGGATGTTTATGACGAGCAAAGAAACCTTTACCCATTACCAGCCGCTGGGCAACAGTGACCCGGCACATACGGCAACCGCGCCCGGCGGATTGAGTGCGAAAGCGCCTGCAATGACCCCGCTGATGCTGGACACCTCCACCCGTAAGCTGGTTGCGTGGGATGGCACTACCGACGGTGCTGCCGTTGGCATTCTGGCGGTTGATGCTGACCAGACCAGCACCACGCTGACGTTCTACAAGTCAGGCACGTTCCGTTATGAGGATGTGCTCTGGCCGGAGGCTGCCAGCGACGAGACGAAAAAACGGACCGCGTTTGCCGGAACGGCAATCAGCATCGTTTAACCTTACCCTTCATCACTAAAGGCCGCCTGTGCGGCTTTTTTACGGGATTTTTTTATGTCGATGTACACAACCGCCCAGCTGCTGGCGGCAAATGAGAAGAAATTTAAGTTTGATCCGCTGTTTCTGCGTCTCTTTTTCCGTGAGAGCTATCCCTTCACCACGGAGAAAGTCTATCTCTCACAAATTCCGGGACTGGTAAACATGGCGCTGTACGTTTCGCCGATTGTTTCCGGTGAGGTTATCCGATCCCGTGGCGGCTCCACCTCTGAATTTACACCGGGATATGTCAAACCCAAGCATGAGGTGAATCCGCAGATGACCCTGCGTCGCCTGCCGGATGAAGATCCACAGAATCTGGCGGACCCGGCTTACCGCCGCCGTCGCATCATCATGCAGAACATGCGTGACGAAGAGCTGGCCATTGCTCAGGTCGAAGAGATGCAGGCCGTTTCTGCCGTGCTCAAGGGCAAATACACCATGACCGGTGAAGCCTTCGATCCGGTTGAAGTGGATATGGGCCGCAGTGCGGCGAACAACATCACACAGTCCGGCGTCACGGAGTGGAGCAAGCGTGACAAGTCCACGTATGACCCGACCGACGATATCGAAGCCTACGCGCTGAACGCCAGCGGCGTGGTGAATATCATCGTGTTTGACCCGAAAGGCTGGGCGCTGTTCCGTTCCTTCAAAGCCGTCAGGGAGAAGCTGGATACCCGTCGCGGCTCTCATTCCGAACTGGAGACAGCGGTAAAAGACCTGGGCAAAGCGGTGTCTTATAAGGGAATGTATGGCGATGTGGCCATCGTCGTGTATTCCGGACAGTACGTGGAAAACGGCGTCAAAAAGAACTTCCTGCCGGACAACACGATGGTGCTGGGGAACACTCATGCACGCGGTCTGCGCACCTATGGCTGTATTCAGGATGCGGATGCATTGAGTGAGGGTATTAATGCGTCTCCCCGTTATCCGAAAAACTGGAAGACATCCGGCGATCCGGCGCGAGAGTTCACCATGATTCAGTCAGCACCGCTGATGCTGCTGGCTGATCCTGATGAGTTCGTGTCCGTTCAACTGGCGTAATCATGGCCCTTCGGGGCCATTGTCTCTCTGAGGAGGAGTCCATGACGAAAGATGAACTGATTGCCCGTCTTCAGGTGCTGGGTGAGCAACTGAACCGTGATGTCAGCCTGACGGGGACGAAAGAAGAACTGGCACTCCGTGTGGCAGAGCTGGAAGAGGAGCTTGATGACACGGATGACGCTGCCGGTCAGGACACATCTGTCAGCCCGGAAAATGCGCTGACCGGACATGAAAATGAGGTTGTATCAGCGCAGCCGGATACCGTGATTGATACGGCTGCTCTGGTCACGGTTGTGGCACTGGTGACGCTGCATACTGATGCACTTCACGCCACGCGGGATGAGGCTGTGGCATTTGTGCTGCCGGGAACGGCGTTCCGTGTCTCTGCCGGTGTGGCAGCTGAAATGACAGAGCGCGGCCTGGCCAGAATGCAATAACGGGAGGCGCTGTGGCTGATTTCGATAACCTGTTCGATGCTGCCATTGCCCGCGCCGATGAAACGATACGCGGGTACATGGGAACGTCAGCCACCATGACATCCGGTGAGCAGTCAGGTGCGGTGATACGTGGTGTTTTTGATGACCCTGAAAATATCAGCTATGCCGGACAGGGCGTGCGCGTTGAAGGCTCCAGCCCGTCCCTGTTTGTCCGGACTGATGATGTGCGGCAGCTGCGGCGCGGCGACACGCTGACCATCGGTGAGGAAAACTTCTGGATAGACCGGATTTCGCCGGATGATGGCGGAAGCTGTCATCTCTGGCTTGGGCGGGGCGTACCGCCTGCCGTTAACCGTCGCCGCTGAAAGGGGGATGTATGGCCATAAAAGGTCTTGAGCAGGCCGTTGAAAACCTCAGCCGTATCAGCAGAACGGCGGTGCCCGGTGCCGCCGCAATGGCCATTAACCGCGTTGCTTCATCCGCGATATCGCAGTCGGCGTCACAGGTTGCCCGTGAGACAAAGGTACGCCGGAAACTGGTAAAGGAAAGGGCCAGGCTGAAAAGGGCCACGGTCAAAAATCCGCAGGCCAGAATCAAAGTTAACCGGGGGGATTTGCCCGTAATAAAGCTGGGTAACGCGCGGGTTGTCCTGTCCCGACGCAGGCGTCGTAAAAAGGGGCAGCGTTCAGCCCTGAAAGGTGGCGGCAGTGTGCTTGTGGTGGGAAACCGTCGTATTCCCGGCACGTTTATTCAGCAACTGAAAAACGGCCGGTGGCATGTTATGCAGCGTGTGGCCGGGAAAAACCGTTACCCCATTGATGTGGTGAAAATCCCGATGGCGGTGCCGCTGACCACGGCGTTTAAACAGAATATTGAGCGGATACGGCGTGAGCGTCTTCCGAAAGAGCTGGGCTATGCGCTGCAGCATCAACTGAGAATGGTAATAAAGCGATGAAACATACTGAACTCCGTGCAGCCGTACTGGATGCACTGGAGAAGCATGACACCGGGGCGACGTTTTTTGATGGTCGCCCCGCTGTTTTTGATGAGGCGGATTTTCCGGCAGTTGCCGTTTATCTCACCGGCGCTGAATACACGGGCGAAGAGCTGGACAGCGATACCTGGCAGGCGGAGCTGCATATCGAAGTTTTCCTGCCTGCTCAGGTGCCGGATTCAGAGCTGGATGCGTGGATGGAGTCCCGGATTTATCCGGTGATGAGCGATATCCCGGCACTGTCAGATTTGATCACCAGTATGGTGGCCAGCGGCTATGACTACCGGCGCGACGATGATGCGGGCCTGTGGAGTTCAGCCGATCTGACTTATGTCATTACCTATGAAATGTGAGGACGCTATGCCTGTACCAAATCCTACAATGCCGGTGAAAGGTGCCGGGACCACCCTGTGGGTTTATAAGGGGAGCGGTGACCCTTATGCGAATCCGCTTTCAGACGTTGACTGGTCGCGTCTGGCAAAAGTTAAAGACCTGACGCCCGGCGAACTGACCGCTGAGTCCTATGACGACAGCTATCTCGATGATGAAGATGCAGACTGGACTGCGACCGGGCAGGGGCAGAAATCTGCCGGAGATACCAGCTTCACGCTGGCGTGGATGCCCGGAGAGCAGGGGCAGCAGGCGCTGCTGGCGTGGTTTAATGAAGGCGATACCCGTGCCTATAAAATCCGCTTCCCGAACGGCACGGTCGATGTGTTCCGTGGCTGGGTCAGCAGTATCGGTAAGGCGGTGACGGCGAAGGAAGTGATCACCCGCACGGTGAAAGTCACCAATGTGGGACGTCCGTCGATGGCAGAAGATCGCAGCACGGTAACAGCGGCAACCGGTATGACCGTGACGCCAGCCAGCGCTTCCGTAGTGAAAGGGAAGAGCACCACGCTGACCGTGGCATTCCAGCCGGAAGGCGCAACCGACAAGAGCTTCCGTGCGGTGTCAGCGGATAAAACAAAAGCCACCGTGTCGGTCAGTGGTATGACCATCACCGTGAATGGCGTTGCTGCAGGTAAGGTCAACATTCCGGTCGTATCCGGTAATGGTGAGTTTGCTGCGGTTGCAGAAATCACCGTCACCGCCAGTTAATCCGGAGAGTCAGAGATGTTCCTGAAAACCGAATCATTTGAACATAACGGCGTGACCGTCACGCTTTCTGAACTGTCAGCCCTGCAGCGTATTGAGCATCTCGCCCTGATGAAACGGCAGGCAGAACAGGCGGAGTCAGACAGCAACCGGCAGGTTACTGTGGAAGACGTCATCAGAACCGGTGCTTGTGTGGTGGCGATGTCCCTGTGGCATAACCATCCGAAGAAGACGCAGATGCCGTCCATGAATGAAGCCGTTAAACAGATTGAACAGGAAGTGCTTACCACCTGGCCCACAGAGGCAATTTCTCATGCTGAAAACGTGGTGTACCGGCTGTCCGGAATGTATGAGTTTGTTGTGAATAATACCCCAGAACATACAGAGCACTCCCCCGCTGCTTAGCCTGTTTCTGCGGGAAAGTGTGCGACGGTGAGCTGAGTTTTGACGTGATACTGGAGCGTGAGATGGGGCGACCCGACTGGCGTGCCATGCTTGCCGGGATGTCATCCACGGAGTATGCCGACTGGCACCGCTTTTACAGTACCCATTATTTTCATGATGTTCTGCTGGATATGCACTTTTCCGGGCTGACGTACACCGTGCTCAGCCTGTTTTTCAGCGATCCGGATATGCATCCGCTGGATTTCAGTTTGCTGAACCGGCGTGAGGCTGACGAAGAGCCTGAAGATGATGTGCTGATGCAGAAAGCGGCAGGGCTTGCCGGAGGTGTCCGCTTTGGCCCGGACGGAAATGAAGTTATCCCCGCTTCCCCGGATGTGGCGGACATGACGGAGGATGACGTAATGCTGATGACAGTATCAGAAGGGATCGCAGGAGGAGTCCGGTATGGCTGAACCGGTAGGCGATCTGGTCGTTGATTTAAGTCTGGATGCGGCCAGATTTGACGAGCAGATGGCCAGAGTCAGGCGTCATTTTTCCGGTACGGAAAGTGATGCGAAAAAAACAGCGGCAGTCGTTGAACAGTCGCTGAGCCGACAGGCGCTGGCTGCACAGAAAGCGGGGATTTCCGTCGGGCAGTATAAAGCCGCCATGCGTATGCTGCCTGCACAGTTCACCGACGTGGCCACGCAGCTTGCAGGCGGGCAAAGTCCGTGGCTGATCCTGCTGCAACAGGGTGGTCAGGTTAAGGACTCCTTCGGCGGGATGATCCCCATGTTCAGGGGGCTTGCCGGTGCGATCACCCTGCCGATGGTGGGGGCCACCTCGCTGGCGGTGGCGACCGGTGCGCTGGCGTATGCCTGGTATCAGGGCAACTCAACCCTGTCCGATTTCAACAAAAGGCTGGTCCTTTCCGGCAATCAGGCGGGACTGACGGCAGATCGTATTCTGGCCCTGTCCAGAGCCGGGCAGGCGGCAGGGCTGACGTTTAACCAGACCAGCGAGTCACTGACGGCGCTGGTGAATGCCGGTGTGCGTGGTGGTGAGCAGTTTGAGGCGATCAGCCAGAGTGTGGCGCGTTTCTCCTCTGCATCCGGCGTGGAGGTGGACAAGGTCGCTGAAGCCTTCGGGAAGCTGACCACAGACCCGACGTCGGGACTGACAGCGATGGCACGTCAGTTCCATAACGTGACGGCGGAGCAGATTGCGTATGTTGCTCAGTTGCAGCGTTCCGGAGATGAAGCCGGGGCATTGCAGGCGGCGAACGAGGCCGCAACGAAAGGGTTTGATGACCAGACCCGCCGCCTGAAAGAGAACATGGGCACGCTGGAGACCTGGGCAGACAGGACAGCACGGGCATTCAAATCCATGTGGGATTCGGTGCTGGATATTGGTCGCCCGGACACTGCCCAGGGAATGCTGGAGAAAGCAGAAAAGGCTTTTGATGAGGCGGACAAAAAATGGCAGTGGTATCAGAGCCGGAGCCACCGGCGCGGTAAAACCTCAGCATTTCTTGCCAATCTCCGGGGAGCATGGGAGGACAGAGCGAATGCGCAACTTGGGCTTTCAGCCGCCACGTTGCAGGCCGATCTTGAAAAGGCCAGAGAGATGGCAGCAAAGGACTGGGTCGAGTCTGAGGCATCACGGCTGAAATATACCGAAGAGGCGCAGAAGGCTTACGAACGCCTGCAGACGCCGCTGGAGAAATATACCGCCCGTCAGGAAGAACTGAATAAGGCACTGAAAGACGGGAAAATCCTGCAGGCAGATTACAACACGCTGATGGCGGCGGCGAAAAAGGACTATGAAGCGACGCTGAAAAAGCCGAAACAGTCCGGCGTGAAGGTGTCTGCGGGCGATCGTCAGGAAGACAGTGCTCATGCTGCCCTGCTGACGCTTCAGGCTGAACTCCGGACGCTGGAGAAGCATGCCGGAGCAAATGAGAAAATCAGCCAGCAGCGCCGGGATTTGTGGAAGGCGGAGAGTCAGTTCGCGGTACTGGAGGAGGCGGCGCAACGTCGCCAGCTGTCTGCACAGGAGAAATCCCTGCTGGCGCATAAAGATGAGACGCTGGAGTACAAACGCCAGCTGGCTGCACTTGGCTACAAGGTTACGTATCAGGAGCGCCTGAACGCGCTGGCGCAGCAGGCGGATAAATTCGCACAGCAGCTACGGGCAAAACGGGACGCCATTGATGCGAAAAGCCGGGGGCTGACTGACCGGCAGGCAGAACGGGAAGCCACGGAACAGCGCCTGAAGGAACAGTATGGCGATAATCCGCTGGCGCTGAATAACGTCATGTCAGAGCAGAAAAAGACCTGGGCGGCTGAAGACCAGCTTCGCGGGAGCTGGATGGCAGGCCTGAAGTCCGGCTGGAGTGAGTGGGAAGAGAGCGCCACGGACAGTATGTCGCAGGTAAAAAGTGCAGCCACGCAGACCTTTGATGGTATTGCACAGAATATGGCGGCGATGCTGACCGGCAGTGAGCAGAACTGGCGCAGCTTCACCCGTTCCGTGCTGTCCATGATGACAGAAATTCTGCTTAAGCAGGCAATGGTGGGGATTGTCGGGAGTATCGGCAGCGCCATTGGCGGGGCTGTTGGTGGCGGCGCATTCGCGTCAGGCGGTACAGCCATTCAGGCCGCTGCGGCGAAATTCCATTTTGCAACCGGAGGATTCACAGGAACCGGCGGCAAATATGAGCCAGCGGGGATTGTTCACCGTGGTGAATTTGTCTTCACGAAGGAGGCAACCAGCCGGATTGGCGTGGGGAATCTCTACCGGCTGATGCGCGGCTATGCCACCGGTGGTTATGTCGGTACACCGGGCAGTCTGGCTGACAGCCGGTCGCAGGCGTCCGGGACGTTTGAGCAGAATAACCATGTGGTGATTAACAACGACGGCACGAACGGGCAGATAGGTCCGGCTGCTCTGAAGGCGGTGTATGACATGGCCCGCAAGGGTGCCCGTGATGAAATTCAGACACAGATGCGTGATGGTGGCCTGTTCTCCGGAGGTGGACGATGAAAACCTTCCGCTGGAAAGTGAAACCCGGTATGGATGTGGCTTCGGCCCCTTCTGTAAGAAAGGTGCGCTTTGGTGATGGCTATTCCCAGCGAGCGCCTGCCGGGCTGAATGCCAACCTGAAAACGTACAGCGTGACGCTTTCTGTCCCCCGTGAGGAGGCCACGGTACTGGAGTCGTTTCTGGAAGAGCACGGTGGCTGGAAATCCTTTCTGTGGACGCCGCCTTATGAGTGGCGGCAGATAAAGGTGACCTGCGCAAAATGGTCGTCGCGGGTCAGTATGCTGCGTGTTGAGTTCAGCGCAGAGTTTGAACAGGTGGTGAACTGATGCAGGATATCCGGCAGGAAACACTGAATGAATGCACCCGTGCGGAGCAGTCGGCCAGCGTGGTGCTCTGGGAAATCGACCTGACAGAGGTCGGTGGAGAACGTTATTTTTTCTGTAATGAGCAGAACGATAAAGGTGAGCCGGTCACCTGGCAGGGGCGACAGTATCAGGCGTATCCCATTCAGGGGACGGGATTTGAACTGAACGGCAAAGGCAGTGCTGCCCGTCCGACACTGACGGTTTCTAACCTGCACGGCATGGTCACCGGGATGGCGGAAGATCTGCAGAGTCTGGTCGGCGGAACGGTGGTCCGGCGTAAGGTTTACGCCCGTTTTCTGGATGCGGTGAACTTCGTCAACGGAAACAGTGACGCCGATCCGGAGCAGGAGGTGATCAGCCGCTGGCGCATTGAGCAGTGCAGCGAACTGAGCGCGGTGAGTGCCTCTTTTGTACTGTCCACGCCGACGGAAACGGACGGCGCTGTTTTTCCGGGACGTATCATGCTGGCCAACACCTGCACCTGGACCTATCGCGGCGATGAGTGCGGTTATCACGGTCCGGCGGTCGCGGATGAATATGACCAGCCAACGTTCGATATCACGAAGGATAAATGCAGCAAATGCCTGAGTGGCTGTAAGTTTCGCAATAACGTCGGCAACTTTGGCGGCTTCCTTTCCATTAACAAACTTTCGCAGTAATCCCATGACAGAGACAGAATCAGCGATTCTGGCGCACGCCCGGCGATGTGCGCCAGCGGAGTCGTGCGGCTTCGTGGTGAGAACGCCGGAGGGGGAAAGATATTTTCCCTGCGTGAATATTTCCGGTGAGCCGGAGGATTATTTCCGGATGGCTCCGGAGGACTGGCTGCAGGCAGAAATGCAGGGTGAGATTGTGGCGCTGGTCCACAGCCACCCCGGTGGTCTGCCCTGGCTGAGTGAGGCCGACCGGCGGCTGCAGGTGCAGAGTGATTTGCCGTGGTGGCTGGTCTGCCGGGGGACGATTCATAAGTTCCGCTGTGTGCCGCATCTCACCGGGCGGCGCTTTGAGCACGGGGTGACGGACTGTTACACGCTGTTCCGGGATGCTTATCATCTGGCGGGGATTGAGATGCCGGACTTTCATCGTGAGGATGACTGGTGGCGTCACGGCCAGAATCTCTATCTGGATAATCTGGAGGCCACAGGGCTGTATCAGGTGCCGTTGTCATCAGCACAACCGGGCGATGTGCTGCTGTGCTGTTTTGGTTCATCGGTGCCGAATCATGCCGCCATTTACTGTGGTGATGGCGAGCTGCTGCACCATATTCCTGAACAACTGAGCAAACGAGAGAGGTATACCGACAAATGGCAGCGACGCACACACTCCCTCTGGCGTCACCGGGCATGGCGCGCATCTGCCTTTACGGGGATTTACAACGATTTGGCCGCCGCATCGACCTTCGTGTGAAAACGGGGGCTGAAGCCATTCGGGCGCTGGCCATGCAGATCCCGGCGTTTCGTCAGAAACTGAGCGACGGCTGGTATCAGGTACGGATTTCCGGGCGGGACGTCAGCACGTCCGGATTGACGGCGCAGTTACATGAGGTTCTGCCTGACGGCGCTGTGATTCATATTGTTCCCAGAGTCGCCGGGGCCAAGTCAGGGGGCGTATTCCAGATTGTCCTGGGAGCAGCCGCCATTGCCGGATCATTCTTTACCGCCGGAGCCACCCTTGCAGCATGGGGGGCAGCCATTGGGGCCGGTGGTATGACCGGCATCCTGTTTTCTCTCGGTGCCAGTATGGTACTTGGTGGTGTGGCGCAGATGCTGGCACCGAAAGCCAGAACTCCCCGTACACAGACAACGGATAACGGCAAACAAAACACGTATTTCTCCTCACTGGATAACATGGTTGCCCAGGGCAATGTTCTGCCCGTTCTGTACGGTGAAATGCGCGTGGGGTCGCGGGTGGTATCTCAGGAAATCAGCACGGCAGACGAAGGGGACGGTGGTCAGGTTGTGGTGATTGGTCGCTGATGCAAAACATTTTATGTGAAACCGCCTGCGGGCGGTTTTGTCGTTTATGGAGCGTGAGGAATGGGTAAAGGCAGCAGTAAGGGGCATACCCCGCGCGAAGCGAAGGACAACCTGAAATCATCCCAGATGCTGAGCGTGATAGACGCCATCAGTGAAGGGCCGGTTGAAGGTCCGGTGGATGGATTAAAAAGCGTACTGCTGAACAGTACGCCGGTGCTGGACAGTGAGGGGAATACCAACATCGCCGGTGTCACGGTGGTGTTCCGGGCTGGTGAGCAGGAGCAGACTCCGCCGGAGGGATTTGAATCCTCCGGCTCCGAGACGGTGCTGGGTACGGAAGTGAAATATGACACGCCGATCACCCGGACCATCACGTCGGCAAACATTGACCGTCTGCGTTTTACTTTCGGCGTGCAGGCACTGGTGGAAACCACCTCAAAGGGGGACAGGAATCCATCGGAAGTCCGCCTGCTGGTTCAGATACAACGTAACGGTGGCTGGGTGACGGAAAAAGACATCACCATTAAGGGCAAAACCACCTCGCAGTATCTGGCCTCGGTGGTGGTGGGTAACCTGCCGCCGCGCCCGTTCAATATACGGATGCGCAGGATGACGCCGGACAGCACCACAGACCAGCTGCAGAACAAAACGCTCTGGTCGTCATACACCGAAATCATCGATGTGAAACAGTGCTACCCGAACACGGCACTGGTCGGCGTGCAGGTGGATTCGGAGCAGTTCGGCAGCCAGCAGGTGAGCCGTAATTATCATCTGCGCGGGCGCATTCTGCAGGTGCCGTCGAACTATAACCCGCAGACGCGGCAATACAGCGGTATCTGGGACGGAACGTTTAAACCGGCATACAGCAACAACATGGCCTGGTGTCTGTGGGATATGCTGACCCATCCGCGCTACGGCATGGGGAAACGTCTTGGTGCGGCGGATGTGGATAAATGGGCGCTGTATGTCATCGGCCAGTACTGCGACCAGTCAGTGCCGGACGGCTTTGGCGGCACGGAGCCGCGCATCACCTGTAATGCGTACCTGACCACACAGCGCAAGGCGTGGGATGTGCTCAGTGATTTCTGCTCGGCGATGCGCTGTATGCCGGTATGGAACGGGCAGACGCTGACGTTCGTGCAGGACCGACCATCAGATAAGGTGTGGACCTATAACCGCAGTAATGTGGTGATGCCGGATGATGGCGCGCCGTTCCGCTACAGCTTCAGCGCCCTGAAGGACCGCCATAATGCCGTTGAGGTGAACTGGATTGACCCGGATAACGGCTGGGAGACGGCGACAGAGCTTGTGGAGGACACGCAGGCCATTGCCCGTTACGGTCGTAATGTCACGAAGATGGATGCCTTTGGCTGTACCAGCCGGGGGCAGGCACATCGCGCCGGGCTGTGGCTGATTAAAACAGAACTGCTGGAAACGCAGACCGTGGACTTCAGCGTGGGCGCAGAAGGGCTTCGCCATGTGCCGGGCGATGTCATTGAAATCTGTGATGATGACTATGCCGGTATCCGCACCGGCGGGCGCGTGCTGGCGGTAAACAGCCAGACCCGGACGCTGACGCTCGACCGTGAAATCACGCTGCCATCCTCCGGTACCACGCTGATAAGCCTGGTTGACGGAAGTGGCAATCCGGTCAGCGTGGAGGTTCAGTCCGTCACCGACGGCGTGAAGGTGAAAGTGAGCCGTGTTCCTGACGGCGTTGCTGAATACAGCGTGTGGGGGCTGAAGCTGCCGACGCTGCGCCAGCGCCTGTTCCGCTGCGTGAGTATCCGTGAGAACGACGACGGCACGTATGCCATCACCGCCGTGCAGCATGTACCGGAAAAAGAAGCCATCGTGGATAACGGGGCGCACTTTGACGGCGACCAGAGCGGCACGGTGAATGGTGTCACGCCGCCAGCGGTGCAGCACCTGACCGCCGAAGTCACCGCAGACAGCGGGGAATATCAGGTGCTGGCGCGCTGGGACACGCCGAAGGTGGTGAAGGGCGTGAGCTTCCTGCTCCGTCTGACCGTAACAGCGGATGACGGCAGTGAGTGGCTGGTCAGCACGGCCCGGACGACGGAAACCACTTACCGCTTCACACAACTGGCGCTGGGGAACTACAGGCTGACAGTCCGGGCAGTAAATGCGTGGGGGCAGCAGGGCGATCCGGCGTCGGTATCGTTCCGGATTGCCGCACCGGCAGCGCCGTCGCGGATTGAGCTGACGCCGGGCTATTTTCAGATAACCGCCACGCCGCATCTTGCGGTTTATGATCCGACGGTACAGTTTGAGTTCTGGTTCTCGGAAAAGCGGATTGCGGATATCAGGCAGGTTGAAACCACAGCACGCTATCTTGGCACGGCGCTGTACTGGATAGCCGCCAGTATCAATATCAGGCCGGGCCATAATTATTATTTTTACGTTCGCAGTGTGAACACCGTTGGCAAATCGGCATTCGTGGAGGCTGTTGGTCAGCCGAGTGATGATGCATCCGGTTATCTGGATTTTTTCAAAGGCGAGATAGGGAAAACCCATCTGGCTCAGGATCTGTGGACGCAGATTGATAACGGTCAGCTTGCGCCTGACCTGGCTGAAATCAGGACGTCCATTACGGATGTCAGCAATGAAATCACGCAGACCGTCAATAAGAAACTGGAAGACCAGAGTGCTGCAATTCAGCAGATACAGAAGGTTCAGGTTGATACAAATAATAACCTGAACAGCATGTGGGCTGTGAAGCTGCAGCAGATGCAGGACGGACGCCTTTATATCGCGGGTATTGGTGCCGGTATTGAGAACACCCCTGACGGCATGCAGAGTCAGGTGCTGCTGGCGGCGGACAGGATTGCGATGGTTAATCCTGCGAATGGCAACACAAAACCGATGTTTGTTGGTCAGGGCGATCAGATATTCATGAACGACGTGTTCCTGAAACGCCTGACGGCTCCCACCATTACCAGCGGTGGAAATCCGCCGGCATTTTCCCTGACACCAGACGGAAAGCTGACCGCTAAAAATGCGGATATCAGCGGTAATGTGAATGCAAATTCAGGGACGCTCAACAATGTCACGATTAATGAAAACTGTCAGATTAAGGGGAAACTGTCAGCCAATCAGATTGAAGGCGATATTGTCAAAACGGTCAGCAAGTCTTTCCCCCGCACGAACAGTTATGCCAGTGGCACCATCACGGTAAGAATCAGTGATGATCAGAAATTTGACCGGCAGGTCATGATACCGCCAGTGTTATTCCGCGGTGGTAAGCATGAGAATTTCAACAGTAATAACCAACAGTCATACTGGTATTCAACCTGCCGGTTAAGAGTGACCCGCAATGGTCAGGAGATTTTTAATCAGTCCACGACGGATGCTCAGGGCGTATTTTCCTCAGTTATAGATATGCCTGCCGGACAGGGGACGCTGACACTGACATTCACCGTATCTTCATCAGGAGCGAATAACTGGACACCAACAACCAGTATCAGCGATCTGCTGGTTGTGGTGATGAAAAAATCCACAGCAGGTATCAGTATCAGCTGAATTTTATAACCCATAACGGGCGTCAGAAATGACGCCTTTTTTATTGCAGAAAAGCGAGAGGTAATTATGCGTAAACTTTATGCCGCCATTTTGTCCGCAGCCATCTGTCTGGCCGTATCCGGTGCGCCTGCATGGGCGTCTGAACATCAGTCCACGCTGAGCGCGGGCTATCTTCATGCCTCGACGAACGTTTCCGGCAGCGATGATCTGAACGGGATTAACGTGAAATACCGTTATGAGTTTACGGACACTCTGGGAATGGTGACGTCATTCAGCTATGCAGGAGACAAGAATCGCCAGCTGACCCGTTACAGCGATACCCGCTGGCATGAAGATTCCGTTCGTAACCGCTGGTTCAGCGTAATGGCGGGGCCGTCTGTGCGCGTGAATGAATGGTTCAGCGCGTATGCGATGGCGGGTGTAGTTTACAGCCGTGTGTCGACTTTCTCCGGGGATTATCTTCGCGTAACTGACAACAAGGGGAAAACGCACGACGTGCTGACCGGAAGTGATGACGGTCGCCACAGCAACACGTCTCTGGCGTGGGGAGCTGGCGTGCAGTTTAACCCGACCGAATCCGTGGCCATTGATATTGCTTATGAAGGCTCCGGCAGTGGCGACTGGCGCACTGACGGTTTCATCGTGGGTGTCGGTTATAAGTTCTGATTAGCCAGGTAACACAGTGTTATGACAGCCCGCCTGTTCAGGCGGGCTTTTTTGTGGGGTGAATATGGCAGTAAAGATTTCAGGTGTACTGAAAGACGGCACAGGAAAACCGGTACAGAACTGCACAATCCAGCTGAAAGCAAAACGTAACAGCACCGCGGTGGTGGTGAACACGCTGGCCTCAGAAAATCCGGATGAAGCCGGGCGTTACAGCATGGACGTTGAGTACGGTCAGTACAGCGTTATTCTGTTGGTGGAAGGATTCCCGCCGTCACATGCCGGGACCATCACCGTGTATGAAGATTCCCGACCCGGTACGCTGAATGATTTTCTCGGTGCCATGACGGAGGATGATGCCCGTCCGGAGGCTCTGCGACGTTTTGAACTGATGGTGGAAGAGGTGGCGCGTAACGCGTCCGCAGTGGCACAGAACACGGCAGCCGCGAAGAAGTCAGCCAGTGATGCCAGCACATCTGCCAGTGAGGCGGCAACTCATACAACCGATGCTGCAGGCTCAGCTCGTGCCGCCAGCACGTCAGCCGGACAGGCTGCATCATCTGCTCAGTCAGCATCTTCCAGCGCAGGAACGGCATCAACAAAGGCCAGTGAAGCATCGAAAAGTGCTGCTGCTGCAGAGTCCTCAAAAAGCGCGGCGGCCACCAGTGCCGCTGCGGCGAAAACGTCAGAAACGAATGCGGCAGCGTCACAACAATCAGCAGCCACTTCTGCATCCGCCGCGACCACGAAGGCGTCAGAAGCTGCCACCTCAGCCCGGGATGCGGCGGCCTCAAAAGAGGCGGCAAAATCATCAGAAACGAGCGCAGCCTCGAGCGCCAGTAGTGCAGCCTCCTCGGCAACAGCGGCAGGAAATTCCGCGAAGGCGGCAAAAACGTCCGAGACGAACGCTAAGTCTTCTGAGACGGCAGCAGCACAGAGTGCCTCCGCAGCAGCAGACTCAAAAACAGCGGCTGCCTCATCTGCCAGCGCCGCGTCAACAAATGCCGGGCAGGCCTCAGCCAGTGCCACCGCCGCCGGAAAATCGGCAGAAAGTGCTGCATCGTCCGCTTCAACAGCCACAACGAAGGCTGGCGAAGCCGCTGTACAGGCCAGCGCAGCAGCGAGGTCTGCTTCCGCAGCGAAGACATCCGAGACGAACGCGAAAGCGTCGGAAACCAGCGCAGAATCCTCAAAAACGGCTGCCGCATCGTCCGCCAGTTCGGCGGCGTCATCGGCATCATCGGCGTCTGCTTCAAAAGATGAGGCGACCAGACAAGCGTCCGCAGCGAAGGGCAGCGCCACGACAGCATCCACGAAGGCGACAGAGGCAGCTGGCAGTGCGACGGCGGCAGCACAGAGCAAAAGTACGGCGGAATCCGCGGCAACGCGCGCCGAGACAGCGGCAAAACGGGCAGAGGATATTGCATCCGCCGTGGCGCTTGAGGATGCAAGTACGACGAAAAAGGGGATAGTACAGCTCAGCAGTGCGACCAACAGTACGTCTGAAACGCTGGCGGCAACGCCAAAGGCAGTAAAATCAGCCTATGACAATGCAGAGAAACGTCTGCAGAAAGACCAGAACGGCGCTGATATACCCGATAAGGGACGCTTCCTGAACAACATTAACGCGGTCAGTAAAACAGACTTTGCTGATAAGCGTGGTATGCGTTATGTGCGGGTTAACGCTCCTGCAGGTGCAACATCTGGAAAATATTACCCTGTTGTTGTTATGCGTTCTGCTGGCTCAGTAAGCGAACTGGCATCAAGGGTCATTATCACCACGGCAACGCGAACCGCAGGCGATCCGATGAATAACTGCGAGTTTAACGGATTTGTTATGCCTGGTGGCTGGACTGACAGGGGGCGTTATGCTTATGGCATGTTCTGGCAATATCAAAACAATGAACGAGCCATCCACTCAATAATGATGAGTAATAAGGGCGATGATTTGCGCTCTGTGTTCTATGTTGATGGCGCTGCTTTCCCTGTTTTTGCGTTTATCGAAGATGGCCTGTCAATATCCGCACCTGGTGCTGATCTCGTTGTTAATGATACGACCTATAAGTTTGGGGCAACAAATCCGGCGACTGAATGTATCGCGGCGGACGTTATCCTTGATTTTAAGAGTGGGCGTGGTTTTTATGAGTCTCATTCGTTAATCGTTAACGATAACTTGTCGTGCAAAAAACTTTTTGCCACAGACGAAATTGTAGCGCGTGGTGGTAATCAGATTCGAATGATAGGTGGGGAGTATGGGGCATTATGGCGTAATGATGGCGCTAAAACTTACCTGCTGCTTACCAATCAAGGTGATGTTTATGGTGGATGGAATACATTAAGACCGTTTGCTATTGATAACGCAACCGGCGAACTGGTTATTGGAACCAAGCTGTCTGCAAGTCTGAACGGTAACGCATTGACAGCAACAAAGCTGCAAACGCCAAGACGGGTTTCTGGTGTTGAGTTTGATGGTTCCAGAGATATTACTTTAACCGCCGCGCATGTGGCTGCTTTTGCCAGAAGGGCAACGGATACGTATGCCGATGCGGATGGGGGCGTTCCATGGAATGCCGAATCAGGCGCTTACAATGTCACCCGCTCTGGCGACAGCTATATTCTGGTTAACTTCTATACCGGAGTCGGAAGTTGCCGGACCTTGCAGATGAAGGCACATTACAGAAATGGAGGTCTGTTCTACCGTTCCTCAAGAGATGGCTATGGTTTTGAGGAAGACTGGGCAGAAGTTTATACCTCGAAAAATCTTCCACCAGAAAGCTACCCAGTCGGCGCACCAATCCCGTGGCCATCAGATACCGTTCCGTCTGGTTATGCCCTGATGCAGGGGCAGACTTTTGACAAATCTGCTTACCCGAAACTTGCAGTTGCTTATCCGTCAGGCGTGATCCCTGATATGCGTGGCTGGACGATTAAGGGCAAGCCCGCCAGTGGTCGTGCCGTATTGTCTCAGGAACAGGACGGCATTAAATCGCACACCCACAGCGCCAGCGCATCCAGTACGGATTTGGGGACGAAAACCACATCGTCGTTTGATTACGGCACTAAATCCACGAATAACACTGGTGCGCATACCCATAGTGTTAGCGGTACGGCTGCTTCAGCCGGTGCACATACCCATTCGATGACATTTGTTTCAGGTGGTTCCAGTGGTGCTCCGGGAAGTGGATCACCTGATTATTCTAAATACAGTGTTAACACTTCTTCTGCAGGCGCTCATACGCACTCTGTATCGGGTACTGCTGCAAGCGCAGGTGCACACGCACATACTGTCGGTATTGGTGCTCATACGCACTCCGTTGCGATTGGTTCACATGGACATACCATCACCGTTAACGCTGCTGGTAACGCGGAAAACACCGTCAAAAACATCGCATTTAACTATATTGTGAGGCTTGCATAATGGCATTCAGAATGAGTGAACAACCACGGACCATAAAAATTTATAATCTGCTGGCCGGAACTAATGAATTTATTGGTGAAGGTGACGCATATATTCCGCCTCATACAGGTCTGCCAGCAAACAGTACCGATATTGCACCGCCAGATATTCCGGCAGGCTTCGTGGCTGTTTTCAACAGTGATGAGGCATCGTGGCATCTCGTTGAAGATCATCGGGGTAAAACGGTTTATGACGTGGCTTCCGGCGACGCGTTATTTATTTCTGAACTCGGTCCGTTACCGGAAAATGCCACTTGGTTATCCCCGGAAGGGGAGTTTCAGAAGTGGAACGGCACAGCCTGGGTGAAAGATGCAGAAGCAGAAAAACTATTCCGGATCCGGGAGGCGGAAGAAACAAAAAACAGCCTGATGCAGGCAGCGAATGAGCATATTGCGCCACTTCAGGATGCTGTAGATCTGGAAATCGCAACGGAGGAAGAAACCTTGTTGCTGGAAGCCTGGAAAAAGTATCGGGTGTTGCTGAACCGTGTTGATACATCAACTGCACCTGATATTGAGTGGCCTACGAACCCTGTCAGGGAGTAATCATTGGGATTATGCCGCAGCACGTCTTAAGCAAGAACGTGCTGCGGTTGGATG